CAAAAATATTTTGAAGCTTGTGCAACTTTAAACACTACACCCGATTTAAAATTTAAATCTCCCAACACAACCAACGAAAAACCTGACACAAATGAAATCATTTGGCAGCCACGGAATGTAAAATTGCCACCTGAGAAATGGCAAAACAAAGCAGCAGCCTTTCTTTTTGAATCATATAAATTTTTGCTCTCACCTGCAGGCAAAGACCACAGAGGGTGGTTAAACAATCGCGGGATAACCAACAACACAATTAAAGCGGCTCGTATGGGCTGGAATTTTCAATCCGTTTCATTTGATGCACAAACATGGGGATTATCCCCTGAAAAAGACAAATCTGGTAAAAATAAACAAATTTGGATACCAGCGGGGCTGATCATCCCGCAGTTTATTAACAACAAACCTGTCAGGTTGCGTATCCGGAGACCTGACACAAATGAAAATCGATTTATCGTGGTCTATGGCTCTGCTTCTGGTTTTTTTAATTATTCAAAACATTTACAGACTAAACAAAAAAATAAACCAAAACCAGTACTCATCACAGAAGCGGAATTGGATGGATGGTTGTTACAACAAGAATTAGGCGAACAGTTTCAAGTTTTCGCTATTGGAAATGCGTCCGCTAAACCTGACACAGAAACACATGATATTTTTTCTCAAAACTTAATTTTATTAAACCTGGATGATGATGAGGCAGGCAGGGCGGAAGTACCTTGGTGGGTATCACAATATCCACAAACACTATCTTGGTTTTCCAGTTTTGCAAAAGATCCAGGGGAAGATTTTGAGTGTGGTGTGAATATTCGGCAATGGGGAGAACAGGGGTTAGAAAAGATAAAACAAATTAAAAAACCAAAACTAAAAATCAAGTTAAAAAATCAAAACTTTAGAAAAAAAATAATTCAATTTCAAAAGACAGAAACAAATCAAAACATAGAATTAAAATCAAAAAATAATTTTAAAACAATACCTAAAAATCAAACTAAAAAAACATTAATAACAGGCAACTTGTGTGTTCATAATTTATTTTGTTCGTCGTTAAAAGAGTCTGTTTGTTTAGTTTCAAAAAATAATCCATTTGAAACTTTATTTTGTCCAAAACATCAATGGTATCCATATACGTGTGGAGTAATTACAGAAATTATTTTAGCCCCTGGCGTAAGGAAAAGAGGAGGATGAAACTATTTACCTGCAAAAAATACAAATCAGAACTCAGGCTTACAAAAGAAGGCTGCGGCAAGATGTTTCGGCAAGCAAAAGCTCTGCAGGCTGAATCTGACCGGCTGAGTAAGATCATAAAAAAAACAGACGGCACACCCCGGGAATTACCACACGATAAGCTTTTATTTCTGGATTCCCACAGCCCATGCCTTAACTGTAAAATAGGAGAAAAAAATATGAACAACATGGCAGCAGAAACCAAAGAGTGTTTTTGTGGTGAAACGATTACAAGACAACCCGGTCAGTCATGGGCATCATGGAGCAGGCAGAAATACTGCAAAAAACATTCTGAAATGAACTCATACCAGCGGAATAAAGCGATCAAAGCCCTTGCCGGAAAGCCGGAACCGGAAACAAATGAAAAGCAATGCCCCTGGTGCAAAGAAAACTTTGTGCCTAAAGCGATCAATCAGAAGTATTGCTCTTACAAATGCGGCCGGGCCATAGAAAGAAAGCGGGAAAACGAACGTAATAAAAAGAACCGGGCAAAGTTGCAGAAATTAAAAAGGTTTAACCCGGAACGCGCAGAACAGATAGCGGCGTCTGTAACCGCCGAGGTTTTATCAGTAATTGAGGTTTTTGAATCAGATGAAGATAAACTAAAGCAGATTAGGCATGTTGCTGAAAAGGTTGGTATCGAATGCCAGCGAAGGATGATAGAAGCCGCGATTGGGAGTGGTTGTTTTAGACAAGGGAAGGTGTCAGATGCATATCGACTGTGAACAATGCGCCAAGTATGGCAAATGCAAGCCGGATAAGTGCAATCCGTATAAAGCATACTCTTCAAAAAATGACGCCTTCAGATTGTTCAAAGCCAAAACAGACGATGTGTTTGAGTATTGCCCCTATTGTAAACAAAAGCTGTATCACCCCAAAACGACAATCTTCAGCCGGCACTATAAAGAAAAAGTTCTGCAGTGCAGGAATCAGGATTGCTGGGCCGTCAAGGATGAAATCAAAAGAAAGATCAAAGCAGGTGAACAGATTGACGGTGATGTTTATGTCACTGTCGGTTACCTGGAAATGCAAGTTAGGATGAAAGAGGGAAGGGAGGTGGTGCCGATTGAACAAGATTGAAAATACGGATTAAACAAATTGAGAGAAAACTCCGGGGTCAATCAATTTCATCACCTGGGGTTTTTGTTTTTCGTGGTTGGATTATTAAATCCAACCCTTCAAATGATTGAGTTTATAAGCGATGGGTTGAGACAATACAGGCGTTACATGTTCAAAAAGTTGGGACTTTAAAAAATGGCATTGACGGTTAAGCAGATTGAAGAGGCGTTAATAAAAAACGGTGGGTTTATTTCCCGGGCCGCAAAAAAACTCAATGTTACCCCACAAGCGATCTATAAAAGAGTCAAAAATAACAAAAGATTACAAGAGGTTAAAAGAAATGTAGAAGAATCAAACCTTGATCTTGCAGAAGATCAGCTGTTGAAAAAAATCAAAGATGGTAACCTCGGTGCTATTTGTTTTTACTTGAAGTGCAAAGGTAAAAACCGCGGATACATCGAAACTCAAACACCCGGGATGGATGATCTGCCGCCGCTTCCGTCAAAAGTGATCGTACAGGTTGAAGATGCCAGCTAAAGTGACAGTGCCGCAGGGCGCATTTCTTAATATGAAAAATAAATACCGTGGATTCGTGGCGGGATATGGGTCCGGTAAAACCTTTGTTGGCTGTAAGGCGCTTGGAATTCACGTTATTGAACACCCTCGAATAAATCAGGGATACTTCGCTCCTACTTATCCACACATCAGAGACATATTCTTTCCAACGGTCGATGAGGCTGTTTATGATCTTGGTTTGCACACCGACATCAAAGAGTCAAATAAGGAAGTTCATTTCTACCGCGGCCGCAAATATTACGGAACTGTTATTTGCAGGTCCATGGAGAAACCACACCAGATTATCGGCTTTAAGATCGGCAATGCCCTTATTGACGAATTGGATGTTTTAACCATCGAGAAAGCCCGCACTGCCTGGCAAAAGATCATGGCCAGGATGCGATATAAGGGCAAGGGCCTGAAGAACGGCATTGACGTCACCACCACGCCGGAAGGTTTTAAATTTGTCTATCAGATCTTCAAAAAAAACCCGGAGGAAAACCCGAAACTTAAAACCAACTATGGATTAATCCAGGCCAGCACCCACAGCAACAGACAAAACTTGCCGGAAGATTATATTCCATCCCTTATCGAGGCGTACCCCCCCGAACTCATAGAGGCATATCTTGAGGGTTTGTTTGTCAATCTTACATCCGGGACAGTCTATCGCAATTATGACCGTGTAAAGCATAATTCAGAAGAGGCTATCCAGGAAAAAGAACCGCTTTACATTGGCATGGATTTCAATGTTCAGCACATGGCCGCCACGGTTTATGTGCAGCGTAAAGAAGAGTGGCACGCAGTCGCAGAACTTAAGGACGTGTTTGATACTCCAGATATGATTCAAATCATACATGAAAAATGGCAGTCAAAAAATCATTCCATCACGATTTATCCAGATGCTTCGGGTAAGAGTAGAAAGTCGGTCAACGCCAAAGAGTCTGATATTGCATTGCTCAAGCAGGCTAAATTCAGAGTAAAAGCGAAACCAACCAACCCTGCGGTTAAGGACCGCGTACAGGCCACGAATAAGGCGTTTAGCGATAACCGTTTATTTGTGAATCCCATTGAATGCCCCACGGTGGCGGCATGCTTGGAGCAACAGAGCTATGACAAAAACGGTGAACCTGATAAATCATCCGGCTTCGATCACCAGAATGATGCAACATCATATCCAATAGCGTATGAGATGCCCATTATCAGACCAATCTTTCACTTCAAGAGGTAATCATTATGGCAGACAAAAAGCAAATAGTAGAAAACCCGGCATATACGGCACAAAAGGCGTATTACAAGCTATGGGGTGATTTCTGTGACGGTGGTGATAGGATTGAGGGGAACGATAACTACCTGCCAAAACATCCATACGAATCACCCAACCAGTATAAAATCCGGAAAGCCCTTGCAACATATAAGAACCATGCCCGGCCAATCGTCACAGTGTTTACAAGTTCAGTATGGCGGAAAAAGCCGGACAGGAAGGAATTGCCAAAGGATTTAGAACCGTACCTTAAGAACGTGGATAACCTGGGTACCAGTGCCGACATGTTCTTTAGGACGGTTGACCAGAAGGCCGCTGAGAGGGGTGTCCATTTCATACTTGTGGATGCAACCAAAGCGCCGAACGGTGCGGAAATAAAGACGCAGAAGGATTCAAAGAAATTCAATATCAGGCCGTATCTTGTGCCGGTGTCGGCCCTGAACCTGGTTGACTGGGGCTTTGATGACAACGGTCTTTCATACATCGTTATTCAAGAACAACGGGATGTAAAAACCGATCCATTCACCAGCGCCGAAAAAGAGAAAAAATATAAGATCTGGTACCGGGACAGATGGGAAGAGTGGGAGGATAAAGGAAAGGACGGCCTATCCCTAAAAGATTCTCAAACACACCCCTGTGGTGAGGTGCCGATTGTCCCGGTGTATTATAAAAAAAACACTGAGATGGTGGGCGAATCGTGCATTGCTGATATTGTGAGTATTTTGAGTCGGGCTTACAACCTTGAGAACGCCCTTGATAAATCCCTGTTTGACACAGCGTTTCCGCAGCAGGCCTTTTTTGGTTTTTCCAAGGAAGAAGTCGAGGGATATATTAAAGCCTCATCAAATGGTCTTGTTGCTTCGAACCATGAAGCAGATTCAAAATTCATTGAGCCTGAGGGCAGGGCCTATCATGCCCTGGATAAGAAGATCAAGAACGATGAGGTATCCATCAGAGAAATTGCCCTTCGGATGATCCGGCCAGATTCGAAAGTGGGAGAGAGTGCAGAAGCAAAGCGGATCGACAACCAGCAGTTGCACAGTCAATTGTCTGTCTTTTCTCAAAACTGCCAGGATGCCGAAGTCAGGTGTTGGCAGATCATGCAAAAATGGTTGAACACCAAGGCTGACAAAATTGAAATCGATTACAACGATGATTTTGATGTTGAAAAGATTTCCGGTGATCTACTTCGGGCCTTCTCTGAGATGCGGCGCAACAAAGATATTTCCAGGGAAACATTTTTAAAGGCTCTTACCAAATCCGAATTTCCATTTCCGGATGATTTTGATGTGGATGCTGAATTAGAAAAAATCGAGAGTGATTTACAGTCAGGTAAGACCATGGGGAATATCGGAGAACAGTTTTTAACTTAATCGGATTTCTGTGATGATGTATCGCTTTTTTTATTCTTGTCTTTATCCGGGTTTGACTTCTCAAACTTCTCCCGGTCCCAGACCGGCGCCTTTCGTTGAATCATCCTCAAATACTGGGCAATCTTTGCCTGTCTTTCGGGGGTATTAGTGTCAAATGACATCAGGTGACGAACTCCTTAAATTAATCTATCTTGCCCGCCATGTTCAATGGCAATACAAACTTGAAAACTATACGGTCGAATCTCTTAAATTTATCACGAAAGCCCTTGAAAATTCAAGGAATGAATTGTTTAACGAGATCACTATGCGTGATGTCAGATTGCCGAAGGGCAGGGAAGGGAAAGTATTAAAAGAACTCAACGACCTTACCTTCGGTATCCAGGCACAATTGACCGGTAATATTGCAGACGCCGCCCAGATCGCTGGGAAAACCAGTTTCCAGGAATACGGACAAATCATGTCACTTGACGGCCGCCTGGCCGATACGGTTGGATTTAATTTTGTATCACTATCTCCGGACCAGCTGCAGGCGATGGTAGTTGATACCCCGGTGGGTGGCAAACTGCTGAAAAATTGGGTATCTGACAACTTCAAACATCAGATGATTGATGAAATCAAGACCGACATTGCAACCGGCATGTTCAAGGGTGACAGCACCAGAAAGCTTGTGGACCGTCTGACAGACAGTTTCAATATGCTGCACCATGAAGCCATCACACTTACCAGAACGTATGTAGCCAGCATCAACAACCGGGCTGCTGAACAGGTCTATAAAGCCAATTCGGATATCATCAAAAAAGAAGAGTGGAACGCTACGCTTGAGGTTTCGAGTAAATCAGGGCGAGGCACTTGTTTCCAATGTGCTTCACTCGATGGCCGGCAATGGCCGCTTGATTCTGATCATCCAAGGCCGCTTGCCCATCCAAGGTGTAGATGCTTTCTTTTACCAGTGACTGTAAGTTACAAGGAACTTGGCCTTAACATCCCGGAACTGGAAAGAGTCGCCAGGCCATACACGCGAGTGAACGGAATACCCATTGATGAAGGTGGCAAAAGAAAGATTTTAAAAGCCGGCCAGTTTCAGGGTAGTGCACAGCAGTTCATACAAAAGCAGGGCCCGCTTTATCTTAAAAACACGGTGGGGCCCAGGCGGAAAGAACTGCTTGATGCTGGAAAAATCACCTTTAATGACTTGGTGGATGAAAAGGGCCGGGTGGTGTTGCTCAAGGATCTGCCGAAGCTGGATAGACCAATAAAGCATGTAAAAGTAAAGAATCTTGTTAAGGCAAAAACCCTGCAGGATGTTTTGACAGACTTGCCAAACACTAGGACGCCATCAGGAATCTATTTCAAAGGAATAACCAAAAAACAGGAGTCATCTATCCTTGCTGGCTTAAACGATTCCGTTGTTAAATACCAAGGAAAATTGAATAGTGTCGGCTGGCAGGTTAGAAGGCGCCGTTCTCTGGGTGTGGCGGCCCAGAGTGGTGATTATATTCAATTTCAAAAAACAGCGACAAGAAAAATACACAAAGATGCCGATAGACAAAGGGAAGCGTTTAACAAAAGGCGCTTGGAAAAGATCGAGGAAACCAAAAAGAATATCGCTGATCCGAAGCGGAAAAATATTGTTGACTACAATAAAAAGAGACTTGAAAGGCTTGAAAAAACAAAACGCTGGGCAATCTATACAGATGCAAAAGACCCATTACGCGCCATTTCTTCACATGAAGGTTTCCATAATGTGTATTTTACTCATGATTTACAATATAAATTCATGAAATCTTTGGAAAAAAATGGTATAATGAACAAAGAATCTTGGTATGCGGTTTCGGAGTATGGTGCATCTTCCGTTGTTGAATTATTTCCAGAGATAGGATGTGCAATTGCAAGCAAGGTTGATATTCCAAAACCCTTTACAGCATTCAACGAAGTTGTTAAGGATTTTGAAAAGAAATGACAATATCAAATCAATGCAATGAGTGTAAACACTATCAAATGTTTCAGGAATGTGATGCTTTCCCAAATGGTATTCCTGATGATATCTTTACTGGGGAATTTGATCATATTGAAAAACACCCTTCCCAGAAAAACGATATCGTTTTTGAACCTATCGAATAATAACCCCTCTTAAAACTTTCACGGTTGGATTTCAAAATCCAACCGTGCCTTTTCTTGTAGTTCCTTAAATATCCATTCACAATTTACCCAACTTTTTAAAACCATTGAACAGTTACGTTCAAAGACTAACAGCAGATACGCTGAAAGGACGGCAAGCATGCCTTGGGAAATGAATGGAGACCAGATTGTTGTAGAAGATGGCAACCCTGTCTGGATTGCAGATGACGGTAAAAAATCACCCTTTGACGCCGGTGGAGTGCTGAAAAGATTGAGTGATGTTACCGGCGAATCTATGGGCAGGAAAAACAAAATCCGGGAACTTGAAGGCCAGCTTGAACCCTTCAAAGATCTTGACAGTGATTTTGTTACCAAAGCCAAAAAAGCTATGGACACCGTAAAGAACCTTAACGACAAACAGCTTGTTGACGCCGGGCAGGTGGCAGAGATCAAGAAGGATCTTGAAGACCAATTGATCGAGACCAAAAAAAGTCATGCCGCAGAACTCGAAGGCCTCAAAAAGCAGATTGACGACAAAGACGCCGCCATTCAACGGCGTGAAGTCAAGGGGTTTTTTGATCAGTCTGAATTCATTCGTGAGAAAACAGTTTT